ATGATCTACCCCCACGACGGCGACTCCACCGAGAAAGGCTCCGGCAAGACGCTTGCAGAGATGTATACCGAGGCCGGGGTGTTGATGGTTGGCCGCTTCACCAACGCCGACGGCACAAACTACGTCGAACCCGGTTTGATGGAAATGTTAGAGCGGTTCCGAACCGGCAGATTACAGGTTTTTAACACTCTATCCCCTTGGTTCGAGGAGTTCAGAAGATATCACAGGAAGAAGGGGAAGATTCACAAAGAATTCGACGACTTGATGGACGCTACACGCTACGCGGCCATATCAGTGACCCGATTTGGTCAAAACAACGCAGAGCAGCATCAACTTGGAAACAAAGAAGGATACACAAGCCATGAGTATGATTATTGACGAGCAGGAGCTGCTCTCGACACTGGAGCGGAATATTGATGCGGCTGACACATACGCCAATTCTGAGGTAGGTGATCAGCGTGATAAGGCCCACCGATATTATTACGGCGAGCCGATGGGGAACGAGGTCCGTGGCCGCTCTCAGCATGTAAGCCGAGATGTTTTTGACGCTGTCGAGGCTTGCAAGGCGCTCATGCTAGAAACTTTCTCGGCTGACAGGAACATCTGCCGCTTCGACCCGCAGTCTCCAGACGATGTGAACACCGCCCGGCTGGCTAGCGCGTGGACTAACTACAACTTTTACCGCCAGAACAACGGCTACAAGATCCTCGCGGATGTAATCCACGACGCGCTGGTTGCCAAGACCGGGGTGGTGAAAAGGTATTGGAAGGCAGACTACCGCTACGAGTCCGAGGAGTTTGAGCAGTTCAGCGAGAACGAGTTCAACGTCATGATGTCAGCGCCCGACGTGGAGCTGATTGAGATGATGGAGGAGTCGGTCGAGGTCGTGGACGAGCAGACCGGAGCCGCCTACTCTCAGGTGGCGATTTCTGGCTCCACCCGCCGCCGCATCGACATCAGCAAGGTCTGCGTCGAGACCGTGGAGCCTGAAGACTTCTTGATCAACCCACGCGCCAAGACCGTGCAGGACTCTGATTTTTGCTCGCACCGCATGGCGCGTACCCGTGGCGAGCTGCTGTCTGAGGGCTTCGATCCCGATGTGGTCGCCAAGCTCGACGAGGAGGACATGCTGAAGGAGGATGGCTCGATTGGTCGAGACTCCGTCGATAGCTTCCGCCATGACCGCTTTGGCTTGGATGACTCCCGGGACAGGGAGTATGTGACGCTGTACGAGTCTTACATCAAGCGCCACGATCCCGAGTTAAATGAGTGCGTTTACTACAAGTGCATCCACAGCCGCCGGGTGATGCTGGACATCGAGATGGTGGCCGAGATGCCTTTCCGCACCTTTACGCCCTTCCCGCTTCCGCATCGCTTCTATGGCATGTCGCTGGCGGACCAGTTATGTGACTTGCAGAAGACTATGTCCTCACTCAAGCGCGGCGTGGTCGATCACCTTATGTTGACCACCACCAGCCGCTGGGTTGCGAACCTCAGCCTAGTGAAGAACCCACGCGACTTATTAGACAACAGAGTTGGCGCCGTGGTGGATGTAATGTCGCCGAACCCTGAGAGCGTGGTGCGGCCCCTGCCCACTCCGCAGCTAAACAGCAACGTATACGCCGCCATCGAAAACTTCGAGCAAGAAAAAGAGCAGCGATCTGGCTCCAGCAGGATGTCGCGGGGCATGGACACAACTGCGATCAGCAAGCAGAACAGCTCCGACTTAATCAATACGTTTATGAACGCCAGCAACCGGCGGATCATGGTCATGTGCCGCAACTTCGCTGAGAACTTCCTGAAGCCGTTGATGCAGGACCTGTACAGGCTGGGCGTGGAGTACGAGAACGAGACCGTGATGCTACAGCTCGATGGATCGTTCCAGCCCGTAACGCCCTCGGCGCTTGGTGACCGCACCGAGATGACGGTGGCCGTGGCACTGACCCCGGAGGAGCAGCAGGCAGAGGCCCAGAAGCTGCTGACTCTGGACACCCAGTTCAGCTCCAACCCAGCAGACCCAACCGCTGGCGGCCTCTACGGCCAGCAGCAGCGCCACGCCCTTCTGTCCCGGGCCTTTGAGCTGCTGAACATCAAGGACGGTGCGGCGTTCCTGCAAGATCCAAACGATCCCGCCTACCAGCAGCAGCAGATGCAGCAGCAGCAGATGCAGCAGCAGCAGCAGCAGGCTCAGGAGCAGATGCAGATGGAGCAGATGCAGTTCCAAGCGCAACTGGCAGATCGCCAAACGGCTGTTGTAGAGGGCCAGCTAGAGCTGGATGCGCTGAAGGAGTCCAACCGGGTTCAGCTAGAGTCCCTGAAGCAGGAGTTTCACGAGGAGAACGAAGAGACCAAGACCATGATCGACGTGAAGCAGCACGCTCACAAGGTCGAGATGGACGAGGAGGAGCTGGAGCTAGAGAAAACACAAGCGAGGAACGTAAACATTGGCTGATTTATCAAGATTCGATGACCTAATTAACCGGGCAAATGAGAACAAGAAACCCAAGCCCGACATTAAGCAGGTATTCAAGGAATTCGAGGCATACAAGGCGCAGGCGGCTGCCCTTGTAGCTGAGAAAAGTGAGAAACCCGAAAAAGTGGGTAAACCCAAAAAACCAAAGCAACCTGAAGAGGACTTTTTAGTATGAGCGACGTAGAAACAATGGAAATGCACGAACTCCAAGGCAAGGCAGACGCGGCCAGCGCGATGATGAACTCGCAGGTGTTCAATGAGGCGTTCCAGATGCTGAATCAGGGGATAGTGGATCAGATGCTACAGACACCGGCGGAGGCACCCGAGGAGCGCGAAAGGCTCTACGCGATGTTTAAGGCAGGCCAAATGTTCGTGCAGCAATTTGCCTCAATTATCAACAACTTAGAGTTGCGTAAGCAACAGGATGGTGAGTAGAATGGCGGAATCGAACATTGATCCGGCAGAGCAACCTACTCAAGACTCTTCGGAACAAGACACAATTGAACGATTGACCGCGCTACTGGAATCCGAGCTGGATAACCCGGAGGTTGAGGAGCAATCCGATCAAGAGGCTGACGAAGCCGAAACAGTAGACGCAGAGTTCGAGGAAGCGCCCGAAGAGGAAACCGAAGAAGCCGAGGAGGTCGATGAAGACCCAACCGATGAAGCCGAGGCGGAGGAATCAGAAGCTATGTTCGAGGTGGACGGCCAGAGTGTCACTGCCGAAGAGCTGAAGCTGGGATATCTCAGACAAAGCGACTACACAAAAAAGACGCAGGCGGTAGCCGAGCAGCGGAAGGCTTTTGAAGCCCAAACCGCAGCATCTGAGGCGACCATTAGTGCGTTGATGTCCGCCGCTGGCGCTGACATTTCGCGTTTTCAGAACGTGAACTGGGAGCAGGCAGCGATAGACAACCCTGATCAATACAGACAGGCCAAGGCGGCCTACGAGCAGGCACAGTCCACCTACAACTTAATTAAGGCGCAGGCGGATCAGTTTCAGACTCAGCAACAGCAACAGACCGACGCGGCCTTTAAAGAGGCAGCAAAAGAAAGTCTGACTGTCCTGAAGACCAATATCCCAAACTGGAACAACGATCTTTACTATAAGATTGGGGACTATGCTCAAGGTTTAGGTGTCAGCGGTGAGGAGTTTAATCAAGTCTCCGACCACCGTGTGATTACCGCGCTATGGAAGGCCATGCAATTTGATCAGGCAAAACAGGTGACGGCTAAGAAAAAAGCTAAGTCATCACCTACCAAAACTTTGTCAGGCAGCAAAGCTGACTCGACCAAGGCTGTTGAATCAGAACGCGCCCGGAAGACACGGGAGCGGCTAGGTAAGACAGGCACCGTCGAAGACGCCGCAGCGGCCCTTTTGAACAGGATGAAATAAAATGCCCACAGTAACAGGTACTCTCTCAAGTTTTGATCAGGTCGGTAAGCGCGAAGATGTCGAGGACATCATCTACCAAATTGACCCAACTGAATGCCCTATGCTTACCAGCATCGGCACCTCCACAGCCTCTAACACTTTACATCAGTGGCTACAGGACTCGCTCGCGGCTGTTGGCACAAATGCTAACGTCGAAGGAGCGGACGCAGGAACGGCCTCTACCGTTACACAGACCACAAAAACTGCTAACACGCAGATTTTTGATAAGGTCGTGCAGGTATCAGGCACCGCCGAAGCGGTAGGCACATACGGGCGCACCAGTGATTTGGCATACGCTATAGCAAAAGCTGGCAAGGAAATCAAGCGCGACATAGAGCATTCTTTTGTTGGCGCTGGACAGGCAGGAACCGCTGGAAACAGCTCAACTGCACGTCAATTGACCTCCGCTGCCAACCAGATCAGCGCGGCCACCACAAATACCGCTGGAAGCAATCGTTCGCTAACGGAAGCACTCGTCCTCGACGTGGCACAAAAAGTGTACGAAAAAGGCGGCGACGCAACGCAGATGCAGGTAACACCTTCGCACTCTGTGACAGTTGCAGGCTTCGCTACGGCCTCTGGTCGCCAGCGAGACTTCGGAAGCAGCACTACGGTAGTTAACTCTGTGGATATCTTGGTAACTCCGTTCTCAACGATATCGGTTGTTCCTAATCGTTTTCTCGACGCCAACACCGTGTTGATGCTGGATACCGAGTATTGGTCACGAGCAGTTCTGCGACCCATGCAGACTATCGTTTTGGCTAAGACCGGCGACAGCGACAAGCGTCAGATGCTGACTGAGCTTACCTTGGTGTGCGAGCACGACGAGGCAAGCGGCAAGATCGACGCACTGACCGCTTAAAGTTTGCTCATCCCTCCCCTGAGCAAGTCTCCCCCTCCGGGGGGAGGCACCTTTTTCTTTTGAGGTGAAAGAATGTCAGAGATCAAATCACATATTGTTCACGACGAGATGGAGGACAAGCTGCATGTGGCTCACACGCAGGATATATCGTCCATCATCGCAGACAATAAAGCTCGGTCTAATGAGATCGATAAGCACGCCAAGTACGGCGAAACAGAGCGCGTGGCATCTATACCAATGGTGGTTGTGATGCAGTGGATGCAGGAGGGGATCAATGTCATGAACCCTACCTATGAGGATCAGAAGAAGATCAAGCAGCGCCTTAACAGCCCTGAGTATGCGTACCTGAGAACCCGAGGCGGTAGGTTATGAGTCTTTCCACATATGATGGCCTGAAGGTCTCGGTGGCCGATTGGTTGAACCGAGAAGACTTAGGCAATGTCATACCAGATTTTGTTGAGCTTGCGGAGAATCGTATTTTTCATGAGCTTCGAGCACCAGTAAACGAGAAGACTATCCTTCTAAGCCTGAGCAGCGACGGCTATGCGACTCTGCCGTCCGACTTCTTGGAGGCCAAGGATATGTTCTGGAACTACAACCCTCTATCTCGCGTAACACTGGCGCAGATCCACAGCTATACCGAGCGCACGGGCGTAGCGCCCGAGGTTTTTGCCCGGGAGACATATCGCCTGCGTTTTTATCCAATACCAACAGCCGAGGCCAGCGACGAGCTTCGTATGATTTACTATTACGACCCCGGTAGGCTAACAAACAGCGCCACCAGCAACGTCGTGTTCGCCGCGGCCCCGGAGCTGTACCTGTACGGTACATTAGTCGAGGCAGCTCAGTATCTGGGCAGCGATGGCGCTCGATGGGAGGGCGGCTACCAGAACGCACTAGGGCGATTGATGCAGCACGCTGCAATTGCAGAGAACGCGGGGTCAACGGCTCAAGTCCAAATGGGATATTAGAATGTCTGGATTTTTTAAGGATAACCCACCTTCCACGCAGGTAGGTTCAGAGGACGCAACCGAGTCAACCATTCAAGAGGACGCGTTAACTCAGACCGACACATCCGGTGGCTTTTTTCAAGGCTCCCCCGACCAGACCACCACCGACGCATACACGGCTGACGCGCTTGTCAGCAAGAACGCAGCCGAGGCCGCGAAGGTAGCAGCCGAGGCAGCGCGAGATTCTGCCGCTTCCAGCGCCTCTGACGCATCGGACTCAGAGGCAATAGTCACATCCTCGCAAAACGCTGCCGCTGCATCAGCCGCCGCCTCTGCTGCCTCCGCAGCAACAAGCACAACAAAAGCGTCTGAGGCATCCTCCTCCGAGTCAACAAGCACGACAAAAGCGGCTGAATCCGCTGCTTCTGCGGCAGCGGCGAGCACCAGCGAAAGTAATGCCGCTTCCTCATCAACATCCGCGGCTAACAGTTCCAGTACGGCAAATACCAAGGCCGTTGATGCAGCAGCATCAGCCGCCAACAGTTTGACAAGCGAAAACAACGCCGCCGCCAGCGCCACAACAAGCGCGACTCAGGCGACTAACAGCGCGACCAGTGCCGCAAGCTCTTTGACGGCGAAAAATGCCAGTGAAGCTGCTCAGGTTGCCGCTGAAACTGCGGAATCAAACGCCGCCTCATCGGCCACATCTGCCGCCTCTTCCGCTACTTCCGCATCTGGCAGCGCGACAACCGCGACCACGCAGGCTGGTATAAGCACAACAAAAGCTTCAGAGGCTGCAACTTCAGCTACATCCGCAGCGACATCACTGAGCAACATAACCTCGCTGTCTGCGGCAACGGGTGCGGCGGGATCTAGTGCGTCATACGACAGCAGCACTGGTGTGCTAACGGTTCCGCGAGGTGATACCGGAGCCACCGGAGCGACTGGCGCCACTGGGCCTCAGGGCCAGCAAGGAATTCAAGGCGAGACGGGGGCTGCATCGACTGTCGCTGGGCCGCAGGGACCGCAAGGAATTCAGGGCCAGACCGGAGCCACAGGAGCAGCCGGTGCCGACTCCACTGTTGCAGGACCAACAGGACCAACAGGACCAACAGGACCAACAGGACCAACAGGACCAACAGGACCAGCCGGTGCCGACTCGACTGTTGCGGGACCGCAAGGACCAACTGGACCAACTGGACCAGCCGGTGCCGACTCGACTGTTGCGGGACCGCAAGGCCCAGCGGGAACAAACGGATCGCCGGATACTGCCGCGCAGGTTCTAGCAAAAGTTATAACCGTAGATGGAACTGGTTCTGGTCTAGACGCTGATTTGTTGGATGGTCAACACGCATCTGCGTTTGCCACTCTTTCAGGTTCAAATAGCTTCTCAAATTCTTACAACGAGTTTGGTAACAGCACTGGCAGTGTTAGCAATGATGGTGGTTGGAATGCAAGGGTAAATATTGCAGGAAGTTCTCACGCTAGGCTGGATGTAAAGTCTGTTAGTGATGGGATTATAACGAGCATTTATTCTCATACAGGTCAAGCGTCGGGCAAGGTCGGAACTTACTCTAATCATCCTCTACACTTAATGGTAAATGGTTCTGCTAAAGCTGTCCTTAGCACCACCGGCTCTCTTAGCACAACTCCTCAAGGGACGCTGTGGGGCGTATCAAACGACGGCTCTGGCTCTGGGTTAGATGCTGATCTGCTGGATGGTCAGCAAGGTAGCTATTACAACCAATCACAGTTCACAGGCTCTGCGTTTACCTCTCGCAATAGTAGCAACCCAATTGCAATAGACAGCGTCACCACCAACATGGTCGGCTATGTGAACAGCTCCTCTGCTGCTGGGTTCGCCGATGGCGCAGGGTTTTCTGCCGCGTATAGCAGTTCTTGGGTAGGGCAGTTATTTGTAGACTTTCGGACAGGAAAACTCTCTACAAGGGGCAAAAATAGCGGAACGTGGCAAGCTCATAGATTCATGTGGGATAACCTCAACGACGGCTCTGGCTCTGGGTTAGATGCTGACGTGCTTGATGGAGTTCAAGCCTCTCAATTCCTTCGCTCTGATGTCGCTGACACACAGACATCACAACTAACAGTGGCTAGGCTGAAATTTACAG